CATAATGCCTTCTTTAACATTAACTTTACCTCTTACATCTTCTAATAATCTGTTGAACCTTTTTGGATTTGACAATCTTAACATGTCTAATGCTGATAGATCTGCACCTTTAAATTTATCTAACTCTTTGCCTTTTTTACTCATGTTTTTTAATATTGCTCTTAACAATCCAAGACCTTTTGGATTTGCACTACCCAAGAAAAATCCTGCACGTCCGCCTTGTGCAAATGTTTCGTTATCTGCATCTGGATCAAAATCTGCTGGTCCATCGTCGTAACTAGATTCTTGACTGTCAGCGTCGTCTGGCTTTTTTCTATTTTTAAATCTTTGTTTTGATAAACCTGTATATGCTTGATCGTAAATATCTAATCTTTGTTTTGTAGGTAGATCATCGTAAACTAATCCCATACGTTCTGCTAGATTCTCTGCAACTAATTCTGCATCAACTTTTCTGTCACCAGAAAATCCTGGTGATGCATCGTCGATCGCATCGTCTAACATTTTTTGTCTATTTTTTATTCTAGCGATACCTTCTTTGTTGCCTTTTTCTAATCTTGCTTTAATAGCTTCATCTGTTTCTTTTAATTCTTCACCACCCATGATGTTTTTAGGATTTTTTATTTCTTTACCTTTAAGGTCAAATACTTTTCCTGTTTCTGTTTGTCTGATTCCGCCTCTGATATTTTCTGCTAAGTTTGCTTTTTCTGCGGACTCTACTTGATTGATAGCATTCTCAACTTGGTTAGCATTCTTTAATGCATTTGGATCGATACCATTACGCATCAATCTTTCTGCAGTCATGGCAACATTAAAATCAAAGATATCTTTTCTGGGTAAGGTTCGCATGACTCCGGTCTGATCCTTCATCATCTTTCGTAATACATATTGTCTAATCGCTGTCAGCATTATTTTACCTTTTTATATTCTTTTGGCATCTTCGCGGTTTTTGCTTGATCTCTCAAAGTTGCTCTTTTGATTCTTGCATCTATCTCGATGGCGCTCTTGCCAGGTTTTTGTGCACCTGTTCTCATGTCCTTACGCATCTTGAGAGGACCCTCGACGATATCTGATTTTCTATATCCGCCGGTGCTTAAACCTCGTTCTTTTATTTTTTTCTTTATCTCTCTGTTTAGAATATTTGTAACGTTTGGACCTGGAAAAGTCGGCTTGTTAACAAAAGCCTTTCTCATCTTGGATTTCATGATAGCGCCCATGCCTTTTGTAATTATACCCATATCAATAATAATTCCTTTTACGTTGCTCGACCTTCT